TTTAGAGAAGATAAATTAAGCTTATCAAGATACTCTTGTTTGATAGTAAATTCTTTAACTTCAAATATATTACTATAATTAATATTCCCATAAATAGAAGTAGTATACTCTGCAAATAATCTCTTGATCATATCTACAGTAAGCAAACCTTTTTCATCAATGATTTTTATAATTTGCTCTGCACTTCTAGTACCAAGATTTCTTGGAGCCCAATCAAAATAACTTAGCATTGATTTAAAGTTCACATGATTCTTAGTATGAGAGTTGCTTATCTGATAAGAATAATCACTCAATAGCATTTGCAAATAAAGAACACTTCTTTCATAATGAGAGTTTGCCATAATTTCCATAGCAAGAACATGATTATCATTATCTGAGCTTTCAAACATATTTTTCAATTGCTGAAAAACCTCTTCATCTATTATAGTAGAGTCATCACCATTGATATTAGTAATTAACTCTGACTCATTATAAATTGGTTTACCCTGTATTGCATTATATGTGTCTGCATGATCTTCCTCAACAGCATAAATATAACCACTGTCATAGTGATTATAATCACTTGCTAAACAATTTCTCATATCTGACCAATCTGCACAAATTTTAGTAGCACCTGATGCAGCAATAGCTGTTTCTAATTTCTCAATATAATATCCGTCATCACAAATTTCTTTGACACGATTAAGAATAAGTTCTGCATCTGCAATATAATACCAGCTAGAACCTGTCATTTTGCCCATACTGCTCTTACCACTGAATATAACATTAGCTTTCTCTGGATCTCTGACAACTCTAATACCAAGATTTAAGGCTAAATCTTTTAGTTTTACCCGGGGAATGTTTACGCCAGGTAATAAATATATCATGTCTCCTTGTTTAGGAACATATCCTTTTGAATTTACAAAATCCGGAACATCTGTTCCTAATCCTTCTATAATTTTTACATTAAATGCACTAATAAGACTATGGTGATTCTCACCATGTAATTCTATATGAACGTATTTTTCCATACTTGTTTTATAAAGAATAGGGGAAGCATTACCTTCCCCCATCTTAGTTATTAATTTGTTTGATGTTTGACTAAAGGGGTAACTGTTCTATCACTGTTTTAGCTGATAGCCATCTTCACCACATTAGTATTCTGCATGAGTTTAGCAAACTTAACTTTGTTTCCATTTACAATCTCTTTGATCATATAATATCTCAAGTCATTTGTAAATGCTTCACAGTCTGTGGTAAGCTTAGCTAATCTGTCAATAATAGGTGCAGCAACAGAACCTTTCTCAGCCATAACAAGTGAATAGTTTACCAATCTGGTTGCAATTACACTTGAAATATCTGCTCTGAAATCATCATCTTTACCAACTGCACTTGTCAAAGCTCCCATTACATATGCTTCATCCTTGTTAAGAATATCATCCGGAGAGATAATCTTATCTAGTTTATTGTTAATAAACATAGTAAACATAGAACTAAAGTCAGCACCAACAGAACCCTCACCAATCATTTGGATTAGTGGAAGATTATCTTCAAACTTTGGAATAGAACTGATAGCATTAAAGAACGTAGTAATAGCTCTTGGATTAACTCTTTGAGTTACAAGCTCTGGGTGCATCAACATAAAGTTAATACATCTGCCATCTATTCCTGCTGTCTCAGCCCATTTACCCCACACATTAACATCATACTTCATCTCTACAGAAATAAATCTAGTCTTCTGAGCAACATCCAAAGAAGTAACATTATAGTCACCATTATCTGGATTAGTGGTTAAGATTACATGCCAGTTCTTAGGTAGTTTCCATGATACATATTCTTGACGGTCAAGAATCTCCATAGTAGCTTGCATAAATCTGTGGTCAGCTCTGGTATAATCATCCAATACCAAGAAGCCACCCTCACCTTTACCTTGAATCCACTCTGGAGCAGCATGAGCCATTCTCTTATCTATAACACTATACTTAGCATTAAGAGCTCCTTGAATCTGAGCTTCATTAATCCAACGCTCTTTACCTTCTGCATTTCTTACCAAGAATTCTTTAACAGGAAAACCAACTAAGTCACCTAATTCTTCTATCTGAGATAAATTAAGCTTTACTACATCCATGTCAAGTTCTTTACCTAACTGCATGATAGCTGAAGTCTTACCAAGACCGGCATCACCTTCAATATTAATTGCCACTGGAACTTTTCCTTGGCTTTGGATATACTGGTTATTTGCAACCATATGGCGGATAAATCCTTTTAACTCTTCTACGTTTAATTGTACTGTGCTCATAGTTTTTCTTTTTATAGTTCTAATTTAATTACATGACCTGGTAAACTTTCATTCATACTTGATCTCTCTGACAAAACCCACAGGACACGTCCTTTTGGCTTTACAGATGTATAACACTCTCCGTCAGTAAAATACACCAGGCTTGTATATTTCTTTTGGTTAGCATTATAATAATCTAGGACTGGATCAAACTCAGTCCCACCTCTACCTTTTACATTTAGTTCGTTCTTACCTTTGTATTCTTCTATAGAATTAATACTTGTGTCACATTGAACTATTGTAATATCTACTCCAGCTTTATAGATATGATGTATCTCATTCATAAATTCAGTTAACTCTGTATCACTTACAGAACCTGAAGTATCAATGGCCAACAACATATGCTGTTTCATTTTAATTTTAAGGCCAGGATTTTCATCATACCTTCTATTCTCTTTTCTTCTAATCTTCTTGGTAAATACTTTAGTACTTGTACCAGAAAATCTTCTAACATAACTTCTCCAGTCAAATTTAGGTTTAACTATTTCTTCAATAATTATAACACCTTCTATCTCACCTGGAACATTCCCCCGCTTCTTAATAGTTTGTTCTTTAGCATCTGATAAAACTTTTTGAATTTGCTTCTCAATTAGTTTTTTCTCAGCTTCACTAAGATCATCAAACTCTTCCCATGTACTATGATCAGGAACATCTCCACTATCTACGTTGTCTAGCAACTTATCCATCTCCTCATTTCCACAAGTACCATTCTTGTCCTTCTCATCTTTAAGCTGTTGTAGTTTATCATAATAATATCTACAACCTGCTTTCTTATCAAGATTAAGGTCTTCATAGTTGTTTATATCTATACCTCCATCTGGCAAATAATCTGGATCAATATACTGATTGATCTCCATGTCCATTGCAACATTAGCAAGCTTCTTGTTTCTAAAAGAACCAAAACTCACTAAATGTCCAAAAGCAATATGCAATAACTCATGCTTAAGCAATCCCATTTGATGCTTCTCACTAAGACTTGTCCAAAACTCCTCATTGATAGCCAACTGATAGTTGATACCATTCTTACTCACACCTGCCGTAGGAAGATCTTTTCTCCACATTTTATTGAGCATAATAAGAAAGAACCCATAATAGGGCTCTCTCAACATCAGCTCTTTACTAATTTTACTTAGACTCTGTTGTTTGTCCATTGTCTTTTAATTTAATTGTTAACTCAAACTGGTCCGTTGGATAACCCATGTTGTCCAACATCTTACCAAGATTCATCATAAAATACTCTAGAAATAATTCTATAGAATCTTTAGAAGCATTATTCTTAGTCAGTAATGACAAGAGATCACTTGTAGTAGGTTTTGAATCCCATCCACCATTGTAATCATGTAGTTTATTTATTATAAAGTCATAAACCTTTTTACAATCGTCTTCCCACTCATCTAATCTAAAGTTACCGTATCTAAAAATAACAAGTACTTCTCCAAGATTTGCTTCTAAATCTAAATCTTCTAAAACTTTGTACACCAGATAGTGATTCTCGTTATCTGATGACTTCATCATATTTACTAAATTTTTAACTTCATTTTTACTTAAAATCATTAATCTTCAATTTTCAAAGTTTTAATCATCCATTCTGTAGGTGTATTTATATTATCCACCCACTCTTTTGCACTTGGTATATAACCATTGCAATCTTCTTTTACATGTTGTTCTCCAACATATCTTGTATATACAGTTCTACCATCAGAGTTTACAAAACTTGGTCCAAATACTTTTTCACATTCAAATATTCCCTCACTGTGGTGACGGAACATTCTATGTTTACTGTGTCCAATCCAAGCCTTAGTTTCATCAAACCACTCATGAATTAACTGATAATCAGATATTTGCCCACCCCATCTTCTTACTGATGATTTAGCATGTTCTAGTGGATGTGACATTATTCTTCTGTTTTTTTAAATAAGTTACCATGATGATTATGTTCTCTAATCTCCATAATTCTGACATTGTTGTTTATAAGATACTCACCTGAAGGAACTTTGATTAATAAATCTCCATACCCCCCATCATTATTCCACCAATCTTCAATATTATCAAGTAGTGCTTCATGAGCAAAATTCTCAATATCAGAATATGCACTAGAATTAATTGCAGCAAGATTTAAATTTTGATCCCATGCACTTACAAGATCAATATCAGAAAAGTTTGCATTTTCTATATCTGTATATACTATATTTTCAATAGCTCCACTATCTCCACCACCATCATAATGTACCTTAATACCAGTAACCCCTTGATCCGCCAATTGGATCAAGACTTCCATTAATTGTTCTTCTGTCATAATTATTTGAATTTGTAAAACCTGCCAAGAATATTTCCATTTAGAAACTCATCACTCTCAAGTACTCCCCTAACAAACTGATACTTAGTTTCATAATAAGTAAGTTCAGTCTTAGAGAAACATATCTTGATTATGTATCTTCTAATGTCTATCC